CCACTCGATGCTCTAAACACTTTCGTGATTATTGGCAATGTAGAACATGACTACCTTGCTTCTGCCTACGTCAACAGCGATGGCAACATCGTGGTGCATACAACCAAAACACAGAATCATGCGCATACTGATTCAAAATTAAGAAACTCACCAATAGAAGTCAGAATATATGGCTAATGAAATAGAAATTCCTCTCAAGCTCTCAGGTGTTCAATCACTCAAGGCAGAGCTCCGTTCACTCAAGGCAGCCATTGCTGAAGCGTCTGACCCTGAACAAATGGCGGCTCTCGCTGCCAGAGCTGGTGAGGTAGCGGATAGGATTAAGGATGCCAATGAGCAGGTGGCTGTATTCACCACTGGCTCGAAATTCGAAGCAGTCAGCAACAGCTTTGCAATGATTGGCAATGACTTGGCTTCCCTTGACTTTGAAGGAGCTGCTGAGAAGGCTTCGACATTTCAAAAGACAGTTGGCTCATTAGGCAAGGCTGACATCACTGGAGCTATCAAGGGACTGACCAAGACCGTAACCACTTTGGGCAGCACATTCGTTAAGCTCGGAGTGCAGATTCTTGCCAATCCAATTTTCTTGCTTACTGCATTCATCACTGCAATAGTGGTTGCAATTGGCGCATGGTTGAATAAAATTGGCGCACTTGAGAAGGCACTTGATGTGTTGATGATTCCAATCAATGCGCTGATTGATGGATTCAAATGGCTGACAGATACCATCGGACTCACAAGCTATGCAGCAGAGGAGAACGCACGCAAGATGGAGAAAGCCAATGAGAAGGCATTCAAGTCATCTGAGAAGCGAGTGGCTGCAATCTCCGACTCATATGATATCGAGATTGCTAAGGCTAAGGCAGCTGGAAAAGATACCACTGACCTGGAGCTCAAGAAATCCAAAGCCATCAGCGATGCAGCCAAGAAAAGATTGGCAGATGCTCGCAGTGAATACGCTGAACTCAAGGGATTGTCAGACAAGGACAGCATCGAGAGACGAAAGGCATTGCGTAAGCGCATCGAGGAGGAGAACAAAATCATCAAGGATGGTTCGAAAGAGCGCAAGCTGATTGAGATTGCTGACCAGGCTGAAGCAAAAGCGGCGGCTGATAAAGCAGCAGAGGAAGCTAAGCAAAGGAGAGAGGCAGCACTAAAGGCATATAAGGAAGGCAAGGCAGCGATTCAAAAAGAAATCACAGCAGCCAACAAGCTACTGACTGACTCAACCAAGACGCAGACTCAAATTGAAATTGATGATACAAAAGCCAAGTATGCAGCATTGATTGCAGAGGCTAAAAAGTATAATCTTGATATCACTTCACTTGAGAAGGCTCAATCTCTCGAGATAAATAATATCAGAAAGCAAGACTCTGAAAACAATGAGATGCTTGCTACCAAGACTGCGAGTAGCATCATCTCCACAATGGTTGACACTCGCACCAAGACTCTTCAGATTCAAGGTGAGGGGAACATGGTATCATTCCAGGAACAGCAAAAGTACAATGATGCCGTCCTCGCAGCAGAGGAGTCACTTGCTCAGGCTAAGATGGGAGCTGCCAAAGGCCTCATCGCTGGACTCACTGAATTGGCTGGAGACAATAAGAAACTCGCCAACGCACTCTTCGCTGTGGACAAAGCACTTGCCATCGGTGAAATCATTGTCAACACACAGAAGGAGATATCTGCTATCTCTGCCAATCCAACATGGTCGCTATTACCAGATGGTGGTGCATCACTCAAGATTCCAGCCATCGCAGCTGCCAAGATTCGTGCGGCAACTTCCATCGGTACCATCGTGGCATCATCCATCTCCAAGTTCATGAATGGTGGTGGCGCATCAGTTCAGGCTCCAAGCGGAGGAGGAGGTGGTGGCTCTGCCAATGTGGGCAACTCAGCCGTGCCATCATTCGTACCTGGCAACCTATTCGGTCAAGGTAACGCAGCCAACAACGCTGGAGCTCCGCAATCCATGGAGTCAGGGCAGAACATCACTGTCACTGCTGTGGTATCTGAAACCGAGATAACAGCCACACAGAATAAGGTCAACAAAATCATGAAAAATTCAGTATTATGATAAGCTATCAAGCACTCGTCAACGAAATCATCGCATTCTACAACGCCCATCTGCAAGTAAAAAAGGTGGGCTCTGACTTCAAAGAGCAGCTCTTCAACTTCGCCACCAAGGATGAGAAGTATCCGATTGTCTACATCGTGCCAGTGGATGCGATTCCAACCGAGAACACCAATGACTTCACGCTTGAGATTTACTGCTTCGATATCATTCAGAAAGACCGTGCAAATATCAACACCATCTTGAGTGACTGTCACCAGATTCTCATGGACTTGTATCTGAACTACACTTTCAATGATAATGATCGTGACTTTGATGTGGTCGGATTCCCAGCTCTCGTACCGCTCAACAATGACCTTCTCGACTACGCTGCTGGATGGTTGATGACCATCACATTCACCATGGATTCATGGACCGATTGCCAGATTCCTAAACAAATTGGAAACTAATTGCAATATAAGTAATGGCACGTTACGCAAACACTGGAGAATATAACTTCAAATATCCTTTGAGAAGGCGAGTCGCCAACACTCTCAAGAAAGTCATCAAGGATGAGGCACTCATCGACACTGGCACCTTATATGATTCTGTGCGTATCAACGCCAAGGTGACCACAGAGGGCAATCTCCGCATTCAGATTCTTGCTGCCTATTATTTTGGCTACCTCAACAATGGCACGGCAACCATCGCTCCATTCGATTTGGTGCAGAAATTCAACGTAGCACTTGAGATGAATGGATTGATTGCTGAAATGTATGGAATGTATGTGGCTGACTTGGCGCAGAAGTTCCCTATCCTTGAGCTCGGCAATCTATTGCGTAAAAAACCAAAGGTCATCTATGACTTCGAGCCGTTATTCGGTGAATTCAACTACTCACTGGACTACTAAATCTCAAGCTCTTTTCTCATCGCCAAGAAATTAAACACAAGCACGAGCTTCATGTTGATGACTTGGTCGTATTTGGTGAGGTCACCGTTGCACATCGACCAGATAAGCTGCTCCCAGCCCCACTTCTGAGATGATTTCTCACGCTCCGCTTCTTTCTTTTCTTCAGGGTCAGTGATGTCATCGATGTCATCCACCACTTGCTCGGTCATTAGATTCTTGTGGCTGGTGATGAAGTTATCTCTGAACTTGATATACTCGGTCAGCACACCATACATCTTGGTGATTGGTTGGTCGAGGAAGTAATGCACCCGGCTTGAGGTCTTGAAATCAGTTGACTCCCATTTTGCGACAACTGAATCCTCCACAAGTGATGGGATGCGATACAGCAGAGCGCAGATGTTTGGCAGATACTGGATGTAGTCGCTGGTGAAGTAGTACTCCAGGTCGATGAACTCACCGAGAGTGAGGTCAGTCATTGGCTTGAGATAGAACTTGCCAATCCTATCGGTATATAATTTGCTCGGCTCGGTGTAGAGCCACTGAAGGTCCTTGAATATCTCGGCTACCTCTGCGATGTCGAGGTCATCGAAGTCATCTGGTACGGCATCTGTGAGCGCACAGAGGATATCGATGTTGTGGTTGAATGCACCATCCTCTGCTTTGAGTTGGCGCAGCTCAATGAACTGCTCAAGACTGACTTGATTCCACCCCTTGGGCAGCGTTGGCTTGGGCATATTCAGCAATCTTCTCGGTGACAAATACAATGTAAGGAACGCAGAGCTCTGCTTTCTGTGTGCGGAATAATTTTGCTTTGTGCTTGAGGTGAGCATCGGTGAAGTGCTCGGTGTTGGATAGGTCAGTTCGTTTGAACATGATCGCCAGGATATCACTGATGTAGTGATTCGGCTTGGTGTTCACAATCTTCTCGATGAGCTTGGTCTCCTTCACTGATAGCTTGAGCTGTGCCTCATAGGTGTAGCCATCCAACTCAATGGTTGTCTGCGCTTCATTCGGTGTGTATGAGTCCAGGTTGAATTGCTGCACCAGGGCGATGAACTCGCTGAATGGGTAGTCATCCCACATCTCTTCCTTGATGCCAAGATATTTGAACATCTCAACATACTTTTCGATGTTGTCGAAGTCTTGGTTGTTTAGGATTTGGCTGATTTTTTCGAACTGCTCAATCGTGAGCTCGCTCATTTTGTTAGGGATTTCCTGGTCAAATATCTGTATCATAATATCAATTTATGAACAAAGATAATAAATCTGCAATATAAGCATGACCAAAGACCTTCCAATTTACAAAATCACTATCGAGGATGAATATGCCGATGGTGAGAATTTGGGAATCGAAATGATAGCCTTCACATCCATGCCTGCCATAAAGGTTCGTGGGTTAGCTTTTAGCAGCGAGAAGAAAATGCTTTTCGCTGACGATGTGAAATACCGCATCACTGCACCAGCCATGATACCAATGGACATCTATCGCAGAGATTCTGAGGATGGTGACTATTATGTGCAGTTCACCGCTGATGTCATTGAGAAAATTCACGCCAAGTTTATGGCTGACCTCCGCAATCGTGACATCTTCAACCTGGAGCATGACACAGATAAGAAGGTCCCAGCCTACATCCTTGAAACATGGATCGTGGACAACCCAACCAAAGACAAAGCATTCAGCACATTTGGCATCGAGGTACCAGAAGGCACACTCATGGTGACTGCTCAAGTGACTGACCCAGAATACTACAACAAATTGGTTGAAGAGGGTCAAGTTGGTTTCTCCATCGAAGGCTTCCTTGGTCTGAAACTTTCGGAACAATTAAATCTTAATACAATGAAGTTACCTGATGGAGAACACACCATTGAGGACAAAATCTATGTCGTGAAAGACGGCGAGGTTGTTGAAATCAAAGAGGTGGAAAAAGAACCAACTGAAGAAGTGGTTGAGGAAGAGATGTCAACTGAAGAGGTTGCAATGGAAGATACAACAGTTGAAGAGACAACTGAAGAGGACACCACTACAACTGACACAGAGATGGCTATCGACCCAGCGACAGACGCAGAAGCTATCCTTGCAATCGTGATGCCAGTGATTGAGGAGCGTGAGAAGGCATTGATTGCCATCATCGCTGACCTTCGCAATCAGATGGAAGAGATGTATGCAGAGAAAGAAGAAGATAAGGCAGAGGAGCAAATTGCCGAGGCTACAATGAGCCAAAAATTTGCCGCATTTAAACAATTCAGTAATCAATAAAAAACAAATAAAAATGTCAAGAAAACTCCGTTTCGATTTGGATGTTGACGCATCCGCTTTATTGGCAGCGAACCCAGAGGCATTCTACTCTAAAGCATATTTAGCAGAAGAATCTATCGCTGACAACTACCGTCTACTTCCTGGTGTGAAGTCAAAGACAAAACTTGCTACCGTACTATTCGGTCAGGTACTTCAGGCCTCTTCATGCCCATTCGAATCTCCAACTGATGACTTATCAGCAGTTGAAATCGATGTATGTGCATTGAGTGCTATGGCTCAAATCTGTCAATTCGACCTTGAGCAATCATTCCTTGCCCTTCAAATGGCTAAAGGTTCAAATGGTGACTTCACTGTTGCTTCTTTCATGGATTTCTACTGGAATGAAATGGCTAAGCAAATCGGTGAGGACATCGAGCTTATCCGTTGGCAAGGTAACACAGCGAGCTCAAACGCTACTTTGGCTCTTTGTGATGGTTACATCAAAGGCTTGTTAGCTGATGCAGCTGTTATCGATGTAGACAATGCAACGGTAACTGTTTCAAATGTATTGGCTGAGTTAGCGAAAATTTTCGCTGCTGCTCCAGCTGACATCATCCGTAAGAAAGCTGACCTTCGCTTGTATGTTTCTACAAACATTGCAAACGCATACGAATTGGCTGCTGCTCAAGGCAACACCATGACATTCGTAACCACTCCATTGGCATTGACTTACCTTGGTGTAAAAGTTGTTGTTTGTGAAGGTATGCCAGCAAACCATGCTGTCTTGACGTTGAAAGACAACCTTATCTACGCATTCGATGCTGAAGGTGACTCTAAAGCGTTGAAAGCTGTCAACCTTTCTGACACAGTTGCAGAGCCTTACATCCGTACTCGTGCCAACATGAAAGTTGGATTCGTTCACGTTAACGGTGCTGAAGTAGTTCTCTACTCTTAATAGATTTCGGGGGGTGAAATTCCCCCCTTTTTTCAAACTGATAAATCAAAAATATTATGGCTTGTGAAGCTTTAGAAACAATCGTAAAATCGTGCGACAACAACAGTGGTGGCATCGAGAAGATTTGGATTAATCAGCAAGACAACATCGATACATTCGTATTGGATGGAACAAATACTTGGACAATTAATGACATCAATTTAGTTGCTGGTGCTCCAGATTACACTGCGTTTGAAATCCGCAGAAATACTGGAAGCTACACTGAAGATGCAGCGATTGACCTTGTGAATGGTTCATCTTATGTGACTGCAACAATCTCATTGATGTTCCACCGCAGAGACCAGGACAAATCTCAAGCAATCAAAATCTTGGGTGCTGGTCAACAATATCTTAACGCAATCGTTAAGGATATGAATGGTAAATACTGGTACTTCCCTTACCTTCAGTTGAGTGCTGTTGGTGAAGGTTCAGGTACTACTCGTGCAGATGGTAGCAAGTACTCTGTGACATTGATCGCAGAGAATGACTTCCTTGCATACGAGATTACCTCAGCTGCTGTCCTTGCTGTTATTTAATCTTAAATAACCTACTACAAAGAGCCATCCATATCGGGTGGCTTTTTTTTGTGAACAAAATTTGACCCTATTGCAATATAAGTAAATGATTTACATTAACAAGGGAGAGGTGAATTCGATTGTGCTGACACTCACAGAGGTGTCGACATTGACTTCGCCATATTATTTGTTCGTTTTTCAGAACGAAATGAACCCAACATCCGACCCAATCCTCTTCACAGCTCCAGACGACTCCGACTATCCAGAGAGATTCAATCTATTCTATTTGGATGAGCCAGTTGATGTCGAGCTAATGAAGGGACAATATACATACTCGGTGTATGAATCCACCATACCTCCAACAGAAATCAGCGATACCACTGGTGTTGTGATTGAAGAGGGCAGAATGGTTGTGAGTGGCGCATCGACATCATCAATTTACGATTAATCATGGGCATATTCGATAGATTCAGAGCACAAAAACCAACAGAGATGGAAGTCATCTCGCCAAATTATGAGGCATTCAGCACACCATTCCTCAAGGTAGGTGGCGCAAACCTTTCTTTGCCATACGTCAACGGCAGATACACAACTGCTGGATGGATTTCATTTGGCCAGGACAATATGTATCCAGAGCTACTCAATCAGATGGTGTTCAGCTCGCCACTTCATGGTGCCATCGTGGACTACAAGACCAATGCTGTCATTGGTGGTGGCTTCGATATCAAAGTTGAGGGCGCAACAGCCAAGGATTTGCTTGACCTCTACACATTCGAGAAGAAAATTAACATCAAAAAGATTTCACGAGCAGTCACTGAGCAGTTGGTTGTGCACAATCGTGTTTACTTTCGCCTGGTATTTGATGAGAAGATGAAGCTCAAGAGAGCTCATAACGTATCGCCAGAGAAAGTGAGACGTGGTCGTCAACCAAATCAGTACTTCATTTGTGAGGATTGGTCGGCTCGAATCAACGTGCAAGAAATCAAACGTCATCACCCGACTTGCATTGACACAGAGCAGCTGTTCGTTTATGAGGTTGAGACCCTTGGTCAAGATTGGTATCCTCTGCCAAAATACAGCTCCGCACTTAACTTCGCATTTTTGAGTGGCGACCTTTCGTACTTCGCAAAGAGTAACATTCAGAACAGCATCTTCCCATCATTTGCGATCATGTTCCCAAAACGTCCGCAATCGGAGGAGGAAAAGAACGTACTGCGTAACACCATCGACAAGCTTAAGGGAAGCCAGAACGCTGGCAAAACTGCCGCTTTTTTTGCCAACTCACAAGACCAGCTTCCAAAGATTGAGAGCATTCCAACCAACTCGAATGACAAACTCTTCCAGGAAGCATCCGCATTGAACACAGAACAAATTTGTTTCGCTCACACCATCGACCCAATCTTGATGGGTGTCCGCACTACTGGCTCTCTTGGTTCTGGTAGCGACATCAAGCAAGCATATGTCATATTTGAAAAGAATGTTGTGATGCCGCTCAGAGAGCAGGTGCAAGATATCTTCAATGAGATTATGCATATCGCCAAGCTCGGCTTCGCTGACTTCAAAATCAACAACTTCCAAATCATCAATGAGTCAATCGTTGAAATCGAAGGAGATGCCAGCAAGACATCTGATGCACTCAATGCAATGAGCCCATTGGTTGCCACCAAAGTACTCGAGCAGATGACTGTCAATGAGGTCAGAGCACTCGCATCACTTCCACCGATTGAAGGTGGTGACCTCACTCAAGCACAAGCAGCAGCAGCCGCACAACCTCAAATACCTCAAGCGTAATGTTGTATTTTATCACAGAAAACTATCTCAAGACCAACACGCCAATCACTGCCAATGTGGATGTGACTGATGTGTTCCCATATGTAGCGACTCAAGCACAGCTCCGAGTGATGCCGATATTGGGCACCGTATTCTACAACCATTTGCTCGAGGCATACAACGATCAGACTCTCACACCTGAAGAGGAGCAGCTCGTGTTGTTCATTCAGCCGGTCATCGCATGGAGGTCCGCTGAAGATGCAGTCTTTGGCTTGACGTATCAGCTCAAGAACAAAGGTCTCCAGCAACAGAGTGGTGACTTCTCGCAGCCAGTAGGGCGCAGTGAGGTCGCATTCGGCATGGAGCACTTCGCTCAGAAGGCATCATTCTTTGAGATGCGCCTTATCAGATACCTGGTCAAGAACCGAGCAGAATATCCTATCTTCATCAGCCATGAGAATCGTGACACCGATCTTCGACCACAAATCGAGTGCGTTCAGTGCATCGGTGACTGCTTCATGAATGGAGCCTGGAATTGTGGCTATCCACGCAACAACGGATATAACAACCAAATTCTTGTTATCTGATGACTGAGTTCTTTCAATATGCTTTAGTCACTGCAATAGCAATAGTCGGCTACTTTTTGAGAATCATCCACAATGATGTGCGCAAAAATACAGAGGAGCTCGGAAAATTGAAGGGCAAGATTGAATTGGTTGAACAAGAAAGCCGCCTCAAGTTTGAGACGATTCAAGTGCAGACTCAGCTCGAAATAAAAAACTTAGCAAAGAACGTCAGCGAATTGTCAGATGCCGTTAAACAATTAATACTTAAATAATGGATACAACTTCAACAACACCTGATTTCGGTGTATTCTCTCAGCTTGCTGACTATGGTCCCATCGGATTGGCAGTGCTTGCCCTTGGATATGTGGCTTGGATATTTATCAAACGTCATTTAGATAACAATAAATAATGTCATTCGGTCCTTTTGAAGTACTCACTCAGTATGGTGTCCTGGGCTTTGCAGTTTTAGCCCTTGGATATCTCTGTTGGATGTTCCTCAATCGACTGATGAAGAGTGAGGATGACTTGAAAGCGAGAGTCCAGGAACTTGAAAACGATGTACAGAATACATTGAAAGAAAGCACTGAGAGCTCCAAGAGCTTGAAGGAAACAGTGTTGATGCTATTTGGCAAAAGATGAAAAAGAAGCTGCTTATTGTTGGCGCACTATTCATCACCCTTGTGGTTGGGCAAGTATTCACAAGTGGGCACGGGCACGTTGTGGTGGTTGAAGATAATATACAGCTCACTGGAGAGAATAAAAAGCTCACCAAGAGCGTGAATAAATTGAAGGCAGAAAACCAAGAGCTCACAGAGGACAAAGAAAACCTTGAGCAGATGGTGTCTGAAGTCATAGGTGATTTGGATAGTACCAAGTCTGTGGTGAAGGACATCAAAAATGAATTGAAAAATGAAAAAGATATTGTTCGTAGGCAGTCTACTGGTAGAGAGTTTGACTTTCAGCCAATCACGCTACCCACTTCAGACGGTGATTGATGGCGATTCAGTTGTCATTCTGACCAAGGCTCAAGCCGATACGATCAATGCAATATTCGAAAGCCAAAAGGCTAAGATTGCCAGATTCAAATCCGATGTAAAGACAAAGGATTCAATCATATCAGTCAGAGATACCGTGCTAATGTTCTACACCTCAAAATATACTGAGTACAGAACCATCATAGAAACTCAGATTGTGCGTGAGGACAAACTTGACACCATCAGAGGATGGTTGATTGATAGAGCAAAGGAAAGTTCGTGGCTCTATTTCTCATATTTGAACAATGAAATCGTAGCCGTTGACCTTTCGGACTACGTTGTGAGAAAGGATGACTACACTGGAGATATAATCTTCTACAAAAGAACTGAAGATTGCCCGAATGATGATAAACAAAAAGAGCCACCTCTTGGTTGGCACACTGATATTGTAAAACCAAAAAGACCTAAATTAAATATTTTTAAGCTATGAAAAAATTCTTCACAGATTTGATTTCAGATGACAACCAAATTAACGAGCAGGCCTTTGTTGGTGTAATCTCGTTTTTCGCTATGGTGTTTGTGTTGCTTACAGATGTAGTCACTGGAATCATTGGCAATGAGCTCGTGATTAAAGAATTCATTTTCGATGGATTCATGCTACTCACATTGGGAGCATTCGGCATCACAACTGCTGGTCGTATTGTAAAACTCAAAAACAAAGATAAAGATGCAATTAAGTAAAAACCTATCACTCGCAGAAGTAACTCGCAGCGAAACTGCAAAACGTCGTGGCATTTCAAATATGCCTACACCTGAACATCTTGAGAACTTCAAAAAATTGGCTGAGAATGTCTTTCAACCAATCCGTGAACACTTCGGTAAGCCTATCCATATCTCATCTGGGTACCGCTCCGCAGCGTTGAACAAGGCGGTTGGGGGCTCATCTTCCAGCCAACATTGCACGGGTGAAGCGATTGATATTGATATGGATGGCACTGATATCACCAATGCTCAAATATTCCACTTCATCAAAGACAATTTGAACTTCGACCAAATGATTTGGGAGTTCGGAACTGATACCAATCCTGATTGGGTTCACGTTAGCTATGAATCAACTGGCAAACAACGCAAGCAGATACTCAAAGCAGTGAAGCAAGGTGGTGCCACAAAATACATCCCTTACAAATGAGACTCCAGTCACTGATTTTGTCACTAATTGTGACAATATTTGCGACAAGTTGCGGCGTTAACTATCATGTGCAGAAAGCAATAAAGAAAGGATATCGCTGCGATACCGTGGCTGATACCATCCGCATCACGTCAGTGGACTCGATTCCATACGTTGTGAATGATTCAATCGTTTGGGAGAAGATTCTGGTCCAGAAGGACACAATCGTGCAATATAAGACGTCTTTTGTGCCCTTGACAAGATACCAGGAGCGCATTCGGTATAAGCTCAAGCGTGACACTATTCGCCAGGTGCAGAAGATAGAGGTGGCAAAATACAAATCACAAAAAGAAAAGCCCACTTTTTGGGTGCTTATTCTTGGCTTTGTGATTGGTATGGGTACCATGTACCTCTTCAGATACTCTAAATCAAGTTTATGATTGTAAAAAAGCACGCCAAGAACATCCACGAGATTCAACTCGATGGCAGCTTGGTGAAGATAGCGATGCTGTCAGACCTCCATTGGGACAATCCAAAAAGCGATTGGAAGCTCCTCAAGCGTGACCTCGACTATTGCCTGGAACAAAACATCCCCGTCATGATAAATGGCGATATGTTCTGCTTGATGCAGGGGCGTGGTGATCGTAGAGGCAACAAGTCAGATATCCGAGCAGAGCACAACAATGCAAAATACCTGGACTCAGTAGTTGAGACCGCTGTTGAATGGTTTCTACCGTATGCTCACATTCTGACGGTAATCGGATACGGCAACCACGAGACCGCAATCATCAAACACCAGGAGACCGACCTCCTTCAGCGATTCGTTGACCTACTCAATTACAAAGCTGGCAGCAATGTGTTCGCTGGTGGATATGGTGGTTGGTTGATTGTTCGCCAGACATTCAATGGCAACGTGCAGATGGCTACCAAAATCAAGTACTTTCACGGCAGTGGTGGTGGAGGTGTGGTAACCAAAGGTGCTCTCAACTTGACTCGAGCTTTGGAGATGTATGAGGACTTCGATGTGTTCACCATGGGACACATCCACGAGAATGCTGCCAGAAATGATGTGCGTGACACGATCACATATCATTCAAAGACCGGATATCGTCATCATCACAAAGACATCCATCTCATGCTCACTGGTACATACAAGGAAGAGTATGGTGATGGCTCCAAAGGATGGCACGTTGAGCGTGGTGCTCCCATCAAGCCAACTGGAGGGCGCATCCTCACCATTGAGTGCGGAAGATATGATGAGAACAAGGTGAAAAAAACAGCCAAGAGTATCGACTCAATGAAATTTCCTTTGTAATTTAGTGCCGTATTCATAATACGTTGTTTTAGGGGAGCTCACGGGCTCCCTTTTTTGTTGGTTATAACATACATAAACGGCAAAATACCGACTTTCTGGATTATATATGTCACAAAATAAGGGTAAAACCTGACGAATTTTGTCACAAAATCAGGGTAAAACCTTACACTCCAAAAAAAAAGTTTAAAAAAATGTTTATAAAAGTGAACATATATGCAAATGTTGCGTATATTCGCAGAAACAAAAACAATTTATTATGGACAAAGAACAAATTTTAGACCTAATTAGAGCCACAGAGGCTGAACTCTACAAGCAACTGCTTGAGTGTTATGAATATCGTGATGCAAGAGATGCAAATAATGTGGCTATATTCAGAGCATCAGCTGCTTGGTTTTCTGTTAATGAACTACTTGAAAAAATCGAAGAAAATGAAAACAATTAAATTCCTATTTCAAGACCTCAACCAAGACGAGCGTCAGATTCTTGGTGGTGCAGCTGTGATGATTGCTGGAATTTGGTTCCTATTTTGGTTGGCGACAAACGTATCAAGACCAGTGGTCGACCATCCAAGCATCGACCCACAAATCTATCAAGAGCCAAGCTACGAGCTGCCAGCTTCATTTGATAAGTATGTCAACCATGTGTACAACGATAAATACGGAAAGCAATGATATCACCAGAAATCTATGACTTTGAGTTCTACAATCCTGGGGATGTGAACTATGTGCTGCTCACCGTTATGATGAGAGATGAAGAAACGCACGAGCACATTGCTGAATACGAACTCAAATTTGGAGAATATTACGATGATTATAAAACAACAAAAAAAGAATACAATGAAAAACTCACTATCCGAGACACTAAAGAGTGCGATGCGTACCTCGAAAAAATGCATGAAGAATGCCTCTTCGAATATGGATACATCGAATGTATCAATGAGAATGAACTTGGTTGGTTCATTTAACAAGTACCAGGTCGACCGATTTTGGACATCATTCAATCACGATCTATACAACAGAATTTGTGAAATCAAAATGACAGAGATATGAGATTCAAACTAACCTACCACATCGGGCTCGCAGTCGTGCAAGAATGGATATTCACCAGCAAATCGCTGGCATACTGGAAAAAAATGGACCTGATAGAGACGGGTCGCTATAATGATGGCAAATTCAAAGTGACACCGCTATGACAAAAGAACAAAAACTACTCGCACTCTGTGGGGTGCTTCCAGTGCTCGGTGACTTCATCGAGGACCTCAACGATCAAGGTGTATTCAAGCGAGTCATCAAGCAAAAGGCAAATATGCTGCTGCAAGAGATTCAGCGAGTGGATGCAGCCATCCTGGAAGGTGGCAACATGGATATCTTCCAGCAACAAATCGAGATTCAACAATCATTCCGCCAATGGGTGGAGCAAAATTTTTAATCATGAACAAAACAATGCAAGAGATTCTCAATGAAGTGAATGAAGAAATCAAGAAAAATGACCTTTACTTCATTCCTGGTGCCGATAACCGTGCACGTCATAAGGTATACCAGCGATTCTATTTATTCTCATTCCTTCGCACTCATCGACTAACGATGGAGGAGATAGCCAAGATATTCGGAATGGACCATTCAACTGTTGTGTATGGGTTGAAACAAGCAGGTGTAATGAAGAGAGACCGTCTATTCCTTCGCATCACTGATGACCTTCGTCAGAAATTCGAACAATACACAGCCATGGACTATGTGGTTGACCGGAATATTGTGCTTGATGTGCTCCAGTGTAGCTCATTTTGGGAGATGCGAAAGCTCCAGGAAGATATCAAAAAAGGCTTGTACGGTGTGACGATGTGACGGATGCTCTTTTATACCGATTTCGACTCACTCTGATGGGAACACAAGAGCCAAATTTTTCTGAGAGCGTCATCGTCACGGAAAAAAGTTAAGTCGCACAATATCAGAATTTTAACACTTTTTATTTGCAAATTTATCGTCACGGAGCGTCACGAAAGACCCGTTTATCGTCACGAAATGCGTATATTTACACCCCACAAAACAACATTTTATGAAAGTTTCCATATTTAAATCACTATTTAACATCAAAGAAACGCCTTTTGAATTGTCCATTCATGAGGTATACAACCGCATCAGACTCGGCAATCCCGAGCTCATTAAAAAGGTGGCAACAATACGATCACTTGAGAAGGCTGACCCCGAGCATGACCGACTCAAGTCGTCACTGAATGCCATCATGTTCAATGGTACCTTCACCGAGCGAAATGACAGCAGCTTGGTTGAGCATTCTGGTCTTTGCATCCTGGACTTCGACCAATATCCAACAAAGAAACTAATGATGGAGGAACGGAAGCGGCTGATTGCTGACCCTCATGTGATGATGGTGTTCACTTCGCCATCTGGCAATGGCTTGAAAGCTGTCATCAGAATCCCAAAGTCGGACAAGGTTGAGCACAAGCGCAGATTCACTGCATTCGGCAAGTACTTCCAGAGTGAATATTTCGACAACAAGAACAGCAACGTCAGCAGAGTGTGCTTCGAATCCTATGACCCTGACATCTACTTCAATGAGTTCTGCCAAGTCTTTGAAGGCATCGAGCAAGACCAGGGATTCAGCTACACCGAGCGCACTCCCATTTGCATCCTATCCGATGAGGACAAAATCATCAGCCTCATTGAGCGATTCGACCATGGATGTCAATTCGAGGAGGGCAGCCGCAATGAGTTCGTGTTTAAATTGGCAGCTGTGCTCTGCGAGTATGGCATCGGAAAGGATACAGCAGAACAGTACATCTGGACCAGGTATGCTCAAGGCTCCAGCTTCAGCGAGCAAGAGATGGTGACAACCATTCGCTCGGCTTACAAGAAAGCATCATTTGGCATCAAATACTTTGAGGACAAGGATACCTTTCAAAGGGTGCGTCAGAAGCTCAAGAGCGGCATCGCTGACGATGATATCAAGAAGCAGCTGAACGTCAGAGAGGATGTCATTGAGGACATTAAAAAAGAGATTCAGACTGGCGATGATATCTTCTGGTCAGTCAATGAGAAGGGTGGCATCACGATTCAGCCATCAAACTATGCTGAATTCTTGGTCAAGAACGGATTCAACAAGTACTATCCTGAGAACGCTGAGAAGCCAACCTTTGTGAGAGTCAAGGAGAACAAGGTCAAGATATCATCAGCGGAGCAAATCAAGGACTTTGTGCTCAACTATCTCCAAAGCAAGGGTGAGATGGATGTCTGGAACTACTGCTCCAGGAATGCATTCCTATTCAATGAGAACTTCATCAATATGATTGACAGCATCAACATACTGATGCTCCAGGATAGCAAGGATGCGTCTTATATCCCATTCAAGAATGGTGTGACCAAGATATCCAAGAACAAAGTGGAGCTCAAGAGCTACATCGATGTGGATGGATACATTTGGGAGAATCAAATCATAGAGCGAGATTTCACTCTGCTGGATGACTGCACCAATGACTTTCAAGATTTCGTCAGCAAGGTCTCAGCAGATGACAGCGGCAGAGTGGATGCACTTGAGACAACACTCGGCTACTTGATGCACACCTTCAAAGATAAAACTGACCAGAAAGCAATCATATTCAATGACCAAGAAATCGATGATAACCCAAATGGTGGGTCAGGCAAGTCACTGATGTTGGCTGCACTCGGCAATCTGCGCAGAGTGGTCAAGATAGATGGCAAGAGCTTCAATCCATCCAAGTCTGATTTCGTTTATCAGCGAGTCAACCTGGATACGCAGATTCTGGCATTCGATGATGTGCGCAAAGCATTCGACTTCGAGCAGCTCTTCAGCCTCATCACCGAGGGAATCACCGTAAACCGAAAGAACAAGGATGAGATATTCATTCCATTCAACCGCTCGCCAAAGATTGTCATTACAACCAACTATGTTATCAGTGGTGCCGGTTCTTCTCATGATCGCAGAAGGCATGAGCTGGAGTTCTATCAATACTTTCATAGCAAGCGCAGCCCACTCGATGAGTATGGTCGCCTATTATTCGACTCCTGGGGTGATGAGGATTGGTTGAAGTTTGACAACTACATGGTCAAGAACCTTCAGAAGTACCTGACAAATGGATTGATGAAAGCCATCAGCATCAACGCAGATGCCAAGCGACTCATCCAGTCAACGTGCAAGGACTTCTTTGATTGGGTGGAGGAAGGCAACCTCGCTCTCGATGTATACCACTACAACGGCACCAAGATTCAAGAATTCACATCAGAATTCACCTCATTCAAAGAGCTCGAGCCACGCAGATTCCTCAAATGGGTGCAATCGTATGCTGATTATAAAGGCTACAACGTCACCAAAGGGCGCAATCACAACGGCAGATACTTCCTTCTCGAGTCAGGAACTCCCAAACCGACTGCAGAATCTGATGATATTTGGGATGAACTTAACGAAAAAGCGAAGGGATGAGTTTAGTCAATATAGAATATGCTTTTGATGAGAATTGCAATCCTTTACACATTACTGATGTAGACAAAGAAATCAATAAAGAATTTTATTTATATCAAGATAAATCAGTTAGATTGATACCAAGACAAGGAGAGGTAAATCAATGGCATTTTGCAAAACATCCTAAAGATTTTGATAGAATAAATGAAAGCCCAGAGCATCGTAATGAAAAAATTAAAATAATTAGAGATGGTTTTATTGTTTTTGATAATTATAAAATAATGATTAAAAATGCCAAAGAAGAACAAATTCTTGAAAATTCACGATATAGGGCAGATATTAAATGTCAGTTATTATGTGGGAAAGAATGTATAATTGAAGTCATTAAAACATCAGATATAAGTGAAAAAAAACAAGAATTCATTGAACATCAAAATATCTTGACATTTAAAATATATATAAATGAAGGAAATACAATCGATAGAAGAATTGAAATATTTGGAAATTCAGAAATTCAAAGCATTAGAAATAAAATTTCAAGAATTACAAAGCAAATCAATTCACTCATATACGCAAATGGAAATTTTAAAAGAATCACTGACAAAGTCAGACTTTGATTCGTGCATACATTTTGCGTATAGGACTTTAAATCATAACGGTTATGATTTTACTGATAGACATTTTAAACATTTAATGAATAATTATGACACGACAACACCGACAACTCCTCAAGGACCTCCAGCTGAAGCACAAGATGGAGAAATATCCAACCATGCCACCGCAAAACATTGCACTGGACCAATGGAATGACAACTCAGCCAATGCACTGACCAAATCAATCATCGCATTCCTCCAGTTTAATGGATGCCAAGCGGAGCGAATCAACACGATGGGAGTCTATCGAAAGAAATACCGCACAGATGGAGTCGCCATCGGTGGGCAGTGGACCAAGGGAACTGGCACACCAGGCTCGGCAGATATCTCCGCCACGATCAAGGGGAGGTCTGTCAAGATTGAGGTCAAGTATGGCAAGGATAGACAGTCTGATGCACAGAAAGCATACCAGAAAGCCATCGAGGAAGCTGGTGGTGTGTACATTATTGCACGAGATTTTGAAGGATTTTTGCAATTTTATGAGCAGTTTTGCGAATCAATCAAATAAATGCGTATATTTACGACTTAAAACAAATATATTATGACTACAAAAAAAGCAGAGCCAATGAACATTTGGCAAAAATTACACGCTGCCAAGCAGCAAATCGGAAAGGTTGCAAAGAATGCAACGAATCCTCATTTCAAAAAGAGCTATGCTGACATCAATGCGCTGCTCACAACGGTGGAGCCAATACTCCACGAGCATGGACTGCTTCTCTTGCAGCCAGTGGTTGGCAATGATGTGGTGACTCGTATCATCGACATCGATTCTGGTGAGGTCATTGAGTCATTCATGAGCCTTCCAGTCATCACAGACCCACAAAAGGTGCTCGCTGCCGTCACTTACTTCAGAAGAGGTACATTGCAGTCACTGCTCTCACTTCAAGCTGTGGACGATGATGGAAACACAGCAGCTCAAGGTGCAGCATCCAAGCCTGCAATCGATGACAACCGATTCAAGAAAGCACTCGAATCAATCGAAGCTGGCAAGTATACAGCAGAGCAATTGAAGCTCAACTACTCGCTCAATGAAGCTCAACTCAAAATGCTTGCACTATGAAATGGCATCCATCGCAAATCGGTAAGCTGATGACCAATGGCAGAGCCAAGGACAGCATGGGAGAGACAGCCAAGAGCTATATCAAGGAGTGTGCGAAGGAGGATTTTTACGGATACACCACAGAACTCAGCACAAAAGAGATAATGAAGGGTAGAGAGCAAGAGCAAGATTCAATCGATTTATTGAATTCGGTTAGGTTCACGAACTACGTCAAGAATGAAAAGACCATCGAGAATGATTATCTCATCGGCACAGCTGATATCGTCATCGAGCAGAGAATTATTGATATCAAAACACCTTGGTCTCTTAAAACATTCCCAGCACTTGTGGAAGATGCAGTCAACCCACTCTATGAATGGCAGCTCAGAGCATACATGATGCTTTATGACAAGCCATGTGCCGAGTTGATATACTGCATGGTCACCACCTGGGATGAGTTCCTCAATGAATATGAGAACCTCCAGCTGCACAGAGTGGACCATATCGACCCAGAGAAGCGCATCACAGCTCTCTGGTATGACAGAGATGAGGACATCGAGGCTAAGATGGTTGCTCGCCTAAAAGAAGCATCCGATCTATATCATGAATATTACGAACAATTAAATAACAAATAAAATGGAAGAGCTAAAAGCAAAAGGCACCATTCACCACCTTGGTGAAGCCAAACAAGTGAGTGACAAGATGAACATCAGAGAGTTCGTGCTCTCAATCGGTGACAAGTATCCGCAGCTGGTACAATTCCAAGCAGTCAATGAGCGAGTGAAGTTCCTGGAGACAGCAAGAGTCGGTCAAGAATGTGAGGTTAAGTTCGACCTTCGAGGTCGTGAGTACAACGGCAGATACTATGTCAGCCTCAATGCATGGGATATCCGCATCGAAACAGCAGCAGCACCATCAAAACCAATCACAGATGAAATCGATGACGATTTACCTTTCTGATGGCGAGAACATTCGGGACTTCATCTACAAAGAGTTGAGGTCCCGACTCTCAAGTCGATACAAGATGACTCACCTGGCTGAAGATATGAATCTGAACTACTACACTGTCAACCGATTTATGCGAGGAAATGGAGTGGGAGATGAGTTCTACATCAAAGCATTCAACTTCCTAATGAAATGAGATATTTCATCGGATATGTCGGCACCAGGAATGATGGACTTGATAATATCATAAAGCGATTGGAGGACCTATTGAATGAACTCAAAGGTTGCTCTTATTGCATAGTTTTAACCCTATCGGAGGAAGTTCACATCTCCGAAGTAACACCAGAAGAATTCTATGACCAAACCGCAGCACTTAACTGACCCAATCGTTCTCAAGGTACTGGCGAAGTATTATGAGCGCAGCCAGCTCGGCATCAAGAAATATGGGCGCACTTTAGATCGTGACGACCTAAACCTCACCGATTGGCTGAATCATCTCCAGGAGGAACTGATGGATGCCACGCTGTACATTGAGAAGCTAAAGAGTGAAGTCAAATCAAACAAGGATAAGGGGTAAAAATTGCCACATATCTTAAAACGAAATGTAAAACCTTTAAACAACAAGAACAATGAAAACAGCAGTAGAATACTTATCGTATGTGTATGCTCTTCAAGGTGCCATATATCAAGATGACATTGATAAAGCTATTGAAATGGAGAAGGAGCAGATAACTGATGCTTGGGATAGCGCTTATACCGCAGAAGGATTTTTTAATGCAGAACAATACTACAACGAAACCTTTAAACCATAACAATGAAAATAGAAATCACACACTACGGACACAAAGCCAGCTATGAGTTCGAACACGAGGATGTAACGCTTGAAGACTTGATTTATCACATCGAGCAGCTGATTCGATTGACTGGCTATTCAATCAATGGAACATTAGAAATAGTAAAAGACGAACAATGAACCAAGAAGACTACTACCGACTCCTGCATCTGTTAGCAGGGATTTCTATCGGATACCTAATTTTTATACTATGAGCTACAACCAAAACGAGCGCAACGAATACTGCGCAGCACTGTCTACAATGATACTGGTCACCGTGGTGGCTATTATCTTAATTATTAAAACTATCTTTAACCTATGGAACTGATACTATCATACCTCGCACTCGGGTGGCTCATCGCCAACTTCGAGCCTCTGCACTGGGTCATCGACCTGGTATTCATCAAGGTCATCCCAAGCTCCAAGCTCGGTGACTACATTCACGCTGGATTCGGATGCTGGAAATGTACCTCATTTTGGACTGCTCTGACACTCTCAGGCAATATATATACGGCAGCAATCACAGCGATGGTCGCCTACATCATCAGCGAATGGATAGAGAGCAAATAGAATACGTCAAATCAGTGCAAGAAATGGATGAGAAAGAACGTCTCACCAAGAAAGTGCTGAACAAACTCAAGGCAATCAAGGTCAGTGAGACTGGAAAGCCTGACAGAGAATGCTTCTGCTCGCAAATCAGACGTAAAATCTGGTACAAAGACTTCACCAACTGGTATGAAGGCAACTCTTGACCGCTACATATCGTCTCACTATGAGGAGCTGTACAGATACACGAGGTACTTCTGCTCCAAGTACAATCCGAAGCTAACTATCGACACGGTCATCTCCAACGCATATCTGCACTGCATCGAAATCAATGACAACACCGAGGATGTCGGAAAGGTCAAGAGCTATATCCTCAACTCAATCAAACGCCAGGTGATTTGGAAGAACGTCAACAGCTTCAAGGATGAGCGAATCCTGGCATCAGAAATCGCAGTGCCAGACCAATTCGATGATGAGGAGGACCTCAACTACAAAATCGCAATCGAACAGCAATACCAGGGATGGAAGTCATCGGTGGACATCTATCGAGATGGGCTGACAGACAACGTCAAGATTGCAGTCGCCAAGGCATACTTCGACAAGGGACTCACAACAGCACGATCAATGGCGCAATACTTCAACATCCCAGTGACGTCAGCACACTACCTAATCTCTGACATAAAAAACACGCTTAAATCCATACACTATGAAAATAAAAGATGAATACAAGGGCAAGACTATCGTCAAGAACACCACGCTCGGAAACATGACAGTCGTTGTTGACAATATAGATATGAACAGATACCGATACTATGTCAGCATCGGATTCGGATATTTGTTCGAGGAGGAGACCACAACTGCACCAGAACAGTGCATTCGATACGAAGGCATCGAAGCAGATGAGCAGACGGAAGCTCCAGCACCAACACCAACACCAAAACGCAAAAGAAAAACCAATGCCAAAGCCAACACCAAACGAAACCAAGGATGATTTCCTAAATCGCTGCATGGGCGATGAGGAAGCACTCCAGGACTTTCCAGAGAATGACCAGCGATATGCTGTGTGCAATTCCATGTGGGAAGAGTCAAATATGAGCGCATTCTCAAAATACAGAGCAGCATTCGCAGAGAAAACATACTCAGACTATCCTGACTCGGTGCGCAACAACGCACGCAGAGGAATCGAGCTCAACAAAGAACTCGGTAACAAGTGCGCAACTCAAGTCGGCAAGGTCAGAGGACAGCAGCTCGCAAACAAGGAGCCCATTTCAGTGGATACGATCAAGAGAATGTATTCATACCTATCCAGGGCAGAACCTACATTCGAGGATTCAGCACCAGAGGACTGCGGATACGTTTCATTCCTTCTGTGGGGTGGCAAGACTGGACTCGATTGGGCAGAAAGTAAACTTAAAGGATTAGGATTGATATGAAAACTGGTAGACCAAGAAATTTCGAAGAGCCAGAGGACCTATATCAGCTTTTCGTTGAGTATAAAAAGCACGTCAAAGAGAATCCACGCTATTCCTATGCGCTTTCAAATAAGACTGGGAAGGCTGAACCGATTCCACTTGAGGTGCCATTGACAATGAGCGGATTCAGAGTGTTCTGTCATGATAAGGGACTTGTGGTGAATGATTACTTCGCAAATACGGATGGGAGATATTCAACGTTTACTACAATCTGTACGCATATAAGCGATGAAATCAGAGATGACCAAATCAAGGGCGGCATGGTTGGGCAGTTCAATGCATCCATCACTCAGCGACTGAATGGTCTCACTGAAAAGACTGACATCACTTCTGGAGGGCAGAGCATCTCCGAGGTGAAGGTGAACATAATTAGACCGACAGAGTAATATATTTATTATATTTGCTGTCAGCTGTCATGGGAGAGAATACTGTCCTATGGCTGCCGCATTGCCTAAACTTTGACCTATGGCTGAAATCACAATCGACAGCACTGTCATCTTCGAAAAGAACTATACAGCATTGGCTGACCCGAGCATCCGCTTCATCATCAATGAGGGTGGAAGCCGCTCCAGCAAGACCTACTCGCTCTGCCAAATGATCGTGGTGTACTGCCTCCAACATCCTGGCAAGGTGGTAAGTATCGTGCGCAAGACATTCCCAGCTTTGAGGGCAACGGTCATGCGAGATTTCTTTGAAATCATGAAGGCAATGGAGATATATGACGTGCAGAGCCACAACAAGTCAGAGCACATCTACACCTTCCCGAATGGAAGCATCGTGGAGTTCTTTTCAGTCGATGATGAGCAGAAAATCAGGGGTCGCAAGAGACATCTCGGCTGGTGCAATGAAGCCAATGAGCTGTGGTTCGAAGATTTTCAGCAGCTCAACATGAGGACCGAGCACAAGCTCATCTTCGACTACAATCCGAGTGAGTCATCATCCTGGCTGTACGAGCTGCCGATGGATGAGAGCATCATCATCAAGTCAACGTACAAAGACAACCCCTTTCTGCCCGAAAGCATCAAGCGACAGATTGAGGACCTCAAACGCACTGATGAAGCCTTGTATCAAATCTATGCGCTCGGAGAGAAAGCCATCAGCAAGAGCAACATCTACTCCAACTGGACATTCGTCAAGCATCGCCCGGCAAGGTTCGTAAACTTTGTCTATGGGCTCGACTTCGGATACAATCACCCGACTGCCCTGGTGAGGGTCTACTACTGCGACAATGACATCTACATCGAGCCGGTCATCTATGAGAGCTACCTGACCACCACCAACCTCATCGACAAGATGGGCAACATTGGCATCGAGAAGCACGTCACCATCGTGGCTGACTACGCTCGCCCTGAAATCATAGCCGAGATGAACAATGCTGGCTATGACGTGCAGAACGCCAACAAGGTGGTCAAGAAAGGCATCGACAACATCAAGACCTTCGGAGTGGTCTGCGAGGATGAGCCACGCATCAAGAAAGAGTATGAGAACTACAAATGGAAAAAGGTCGGTGACATCATAACCGATGAACCCGTGAAGCTCTTCGATGATGCCATGGATGCCATCCGCTACGCTGCCACACACATCCGCCAGGAGTACTACACCGATGACTCGTATTTCGCCTTCTAAACATTTGGCTCGCTTTCTGCAATATAAGCATGGCATTTAGAACACAGAAGATATCCCAGATGACTCCCAAGGGAGCCGACCTGGAAGCAACCGACCTCATCGAAGTCTCCACCATTGAGAGTGGAAGCTACGTCACACGATCTATAACTGGTCAAGAACTCATCGACGCAATACCGCTACCGCCCACAGGCTTAACAGTCGGCACTACACCTATATCTTCGGGTACAATAGGACGTGTATTGTTTCAAGGTACGGGGAATGTGTTGCAGCAGAGCGGTAATCTATTTTGGGACGGAACAAACAACCGCTTGGGTATTGGTACGAGTACGCCATCAGTACTACTTGAAGTTAATGGGTCATCAATATTTAGGGATGAACTTTTGATTTCAAACTCGGGAGATAGAGGGCGTCTTACTTGGGGTGGTGGATATTTTTCATTACAAACACTAGGGAATCAAGGGTTATCTTTAAACCTTACATCGGGGACAAGGGCAATGGTTATACCAAATGCAACGGGCAACGTCCTAATAAACACAACAACCGATGCAGGCTTCCGTTTAGACGTCAATGGTACTTCAAGATATAGCGGAATTGCAAGATTCCAAAATACAAGTTCGAATTGGCTCAACATTGATGGTAGTTCGTCAGGCACGAATAATTGCGTTATATCGAATAGGTTTAATCAGATTCAAATTGTAACAAATACAGGTGCAGGCGACCCGCATATTGCATTGCTACCCGCAACAGGAGGCAACGTAGGTATTGGGACTGATACGCCTGCATCTAAACTTTTTCTTGATGGCGGAGTATTCACAAAAAAATATTACACAAATACGAGTAACCAAACAATAAATTTTGGTAGCGCATTTGAACTTTTTGGAACTCCACATAGTTCAAGTGGATTTACCTTTTTTATAAATCCAACCGGTTGGTCAAGCGGATGGGATTTAAGAATAGGTAATTCAACTAATAATATATTATTTAATAGCGTTACAGGTATAACTGCAAACAGATTAAATTCTAATGAATTAATTTTAGGCTCGGCTCAATTAAGTTATTACAGAGTTTCTCCTGCAACAGGTTTTTCATACGATTCTGCAGGTGGTTGGAATTTTGTACTTCGTGGAAGTTCATCTGAAAATTTAAGAGTAGTTGGCTCAACAGGCAATGTCCTAATCAACACAACATCAGACGCAGGCTTTAAACTTGACGTTAACGGGACTGCGAGGGTTAAAGGTACAGGGACAACCATAGGTACAACTTCTTTCACGGTTCAAGATAGTGCATCCTCTGATTTATTCCGTGTTTATGACAATGGATTAGTCGCAATAAAAGCAGGTGTCATATCTCTTAACGGAAGTAATGGCTCAATAAGTGGAGGATTCATAGCAAGTACGGGTCAAATCATATCGGGAGGAACAAGTATTACTGCATCTGCTCAAATGGAAGTTATTAGCACTACTCGAGGCTTCCTACCCCCACGAATGACACAGACACAGCGTAACGCAATTGCATCACCCGCGATAGGTCTTGAGATTTATCAGACTGACGCGACTGAAGGAAAGTATATTTATAAATCGTCCGGATGGACATATATTGGTTAATCATAAAAAATAAAAAATGGAAAACACAACACCACAAGGAGGAGTAGCTATCGAACCGGTAGTATACCCATTAAACGAAGGGACAGCAACACTATTGTCCGTTTTAGTTCTTAACTTTACAACTGAGGCAACGACTTGCACAACGTACTGGCAGTTGCTAACTGAAGACGGGAAAGTAGTAGCAGATGACAACTACGATTTAACACCTGAGCAGTTCGCAGAATGGGGCACTGACAACAACGTAGTGAACGAGTATGTTGCTGCCGCTATTGGCGTAACTTTAATTTAAGATTATGATTCAGCTCACTGAAGAGAATGTAAAGGCATTGGTAGAATTCGCCAATGAATTGCCAACCAAGTATGGTCTGCCATTGTTGCAGTTCATAGAGAAACTCAAAGAGAATGGCTCAGACAACCATAGCGAGTCCGCAGACGTTTAGTCCGGCATATAACCCACTCAAGTTCATCATCGATTCCACCAACAAATCATTGGCTGGCTTTCGATACATCTTTGATGTCTACGCTGCTGGCACTGCAACCAAGATAGCGGAGTACAAGGTGCTTCCAACCTATGGCACTGGATATGGCGAGGAGGACCTATCCAAGCTGCTCCAGAATCAAGTGAGCTGGGATTTGAACACAGAGCTCACATCCAACTATGGCGCACCGAATTCATTCTATGCATACGATGTCAAGGTCGGTGAGGAGTATGTCTACGAGGTAGCCTACACGAGCAGCCTCACCAATGCGAGTGGCAGCGTGCAGATAAACGTCACCAACTCATTCGCTGCTGGAGACCAGGTCATCATCACACAAGCTGATGGTGGAGTGGCCAACCCACAGCTCGAAGGACTGCACACCGTGGTCAGTGCAACTGGCTCGGCATTCGTTGTCAACGTGCTGTGGTCCACGATCACGAGCGCAACAATCGATGGCTCGGTGAGCTACGCTGATAAGCGCAAAACTATCACCAGGGACATCACTGTGTTCACATCGTACAGCGTATTCAATGGAGCGTTCAGATGGTTGGACTGGACAACGTATGACAAGGATGACTACAAGCTCAACACACCCACTGCATTGTGGCTGACCAACCAACCAACAGCTGACTTTTACTGCACGCTGGGTCAAGACTTATATCTGAACCTACTCAACCCGAAAGGCACTGACCGCATCTACTTCCAAAACTCGAATGGTGGTGTGTTCTACAAGGCAGTCATCTCGAGTGCTGACATCCTTCAGGTGCCAGTGGGTCCGAATAATTATGGGATATTGGTAGGCACTGGAGACCTCATAGACAACACCGTTGAGTGGTACGATGTTTACTTCGCATCTGGCGCAACACTGCCATTGCAAGACTCTGTCAAGTACAGAATCTACCTCGACAGACGAGTGCTCATCTCCGAGTATCATGTGTTGTTCCTGGACCGCATGGGCTCATGGTCATCATTCGCCTTTCAGCTCAAGAGCTACGAGCGTGGTGAGGTGAGTCGTGAGATGTACAACCAAGATGTCGCTGGCTATGTCAACGCATCTGACGAATGGACCTACAAAACAGAGGAGTTCGGATTCAGAACATTCAACACCAACGTCACCAAGCGCATCGACCTCAACACGAACTGGATGACGCAGAACATGGCGACCTATTTCGAGGAGCTGGTCACATCACCGCAGACCTTCCTCAAGATTGTCACCTACGTCACCACAGAGGATGGCATTCCGCTTATCGATGAGGATGGTTGCCCGATTCACATCCCCGAGTCAACGGCATATCAGCCATGCATCGTGGACAACAACGCATACGAGATGCTCAACCAACGCAATAAGAATCTGATGCGCCACTCAATCACCGTGCGCCTCGCAAACCAGGATAACGTAAATGGTTAGAATACAACTTGAGAATGGATTCCTTGATGTGAAGGAGGGAACAGTGTTTCCTTTGAACTTTGCTGTCGGAGATATCCGTGACCTCACCAAGCGCAGCGGAGCGTTCTCCAAGACCATCACCTTGGTGGGTAGCAAAAACAACCACGAGCTGCTCAACCACTACTATGATGTCAACATCTCCGCTGGTACATTTGATATCAATGCACTCACAAAGTGCAGCGTGATTCAAAACAACGTGCCCATCATGGAGGATGCGCTGCTTCAGTTGCTATCGGTCAACAAGAATCAGCAGACAGATGCCTACGAGCAAGCTGTCGAATATGAGGTCCTCATCAAGGATACGAGAGTTGAGTTCTTTACAGCCATCGCAAACAAGGACCTGACTGACCTGGACTTCACTGACCTCAACCATACCTTCTCGGCTGCTGACATCGTGGCAACATTTGACAACACGATCACTGACGGCTTCAAGTATGTACTGCCATACGACACCGACAACATCTACAACGTGCGCCAGATGAAGCCAGCCATCTACGCCAAGACATACTTTGACCGCATCTTCGCCACTGCTGGCTTCCAATACGAGTGGAGTGACCTGGCATCTGCTCGCTTCGACAAGCTGTTGATTCCTTACAATGGTGACAGCAACACATTTGACGCAGCTGATTACTTGGTTGAAGAGGAGAAAAATACTCCATTCACTTTGTCAGTTGCTTCAACCACTGCGAACAACTACCGAGAGGATGCAACTGGATGGACAGAGATAACTGACATTCAAGGTTCATTCAATCCGACCACTGGTGAGTTCACTGTTCCCATCACAACCAGCGCAACTGCTGGTGAGGCATACATCATGGAGTATCAGATTGACTATGAATTCCAAATCGACAACACGAATCCATCATCAACTTTAGTATTTAATAACTTATCACCATTCAAGGCGACTCCAGTCATTGGCTTCAGCATTCTTGGATACAATGGTCAGTTCTCGAATCTATCAGCCGAGCAAGTCATCAATCAAATGAGTCTTATTCCAAGCGGAGTCACGCTATTAACTGGAGGGATTGTCACTGGAAGTGCTGCGTTGTTAGGTGATGGAACTGTCCCAGCATCATTGACTGCTGCTCAGGTAGCCAACATCGTGGTGGGATGGCAGAACGGATACTGCCAGTTCACTGGTGCACTGCCCGTAAACGTGGAGCTGATAGTCAACTCGGTGCGTATCAAGATTACTCCGACAGCCAACGTGCAAGTGATTGGTGGCATCTTAGGGATGAATCAATATGTGCCGCTCAAAATCAAGCAGAGCGATTACATCAAGTCCATTTTTCAGATGTACAATCTGTACGCTGATACCGATGTGGACCAACCCAACAAGCTCATCCTTCGCCATCGTGACGAATACTATGATAGCGGAACAGAGAAGGATTGGTCGCAGAAACTGATGAAGGACAGAGAGCAGAATCTCATCTTCCTTCCCGACCTATCATCCAAGAAACTCAAGCTCACATACAAGCCCGACAAGGACTCACCGAATGATGTCTACACTCAGATGACTGACGAGATTTATGGTCAGCTCGAGTACACCTTTGACAACGAGTATGTGCGTGACACCGATACCAAGGAGCTCATCTTCTCACCCACTCCAGTGGTAGCCACGACATTCGATGCCTATGTGCCATCATTGAATGGTGAAGCACCCAAGACCAACATCCGCATCTTGTATGATGGTGGTGAGCAGACGTGCGGCTCATGGGACCTCATTGAGTACGGCACAACTGGTGAGCTCGGCATCACAACCTATCCGATGATTGGTCACTTTGATGATGCGCTCACACCGACATTCGACATCAACTTCGCAACGTGCGATTACTATTACTATTCACCGAGCACACTGACTGCGAACAACCTCTACAATCTGTACTGGAGAAGAACAGTCAACCAGATAAATGTCGGCAAGATGTTGGTGGCTTACTTTCATTTGACTGAGGCTGACATCCAAACACTCAAGCTCAATGACAAGATTCGCATCGACAACTCATGGTGGAACATCAACAAGGTCATCGACTATGATGCCAATGCAGAGGTGCCAACCAAGGTGGAACTCATCAGCATCGATACCGAGATTGACCTCGCTCCATTCGTAACGAATCCAGGCACACCAGTCTCACCACCCATCACTGCGTCATCTCGTGAGTCAAATCTTGCCACACGATCAGTGGAAGCAAATGTCAACCTATCTGGCATCGATGTCATCGTGCGTGGTGAGGGCAACAACATCGGTGATGGTCTGCGTGGCTTGGTCATCGGTGACAACAAGACACTCCAGGAGGATGGAATCATCACGCCTCGAATCAACGGAGCAGCTGCTGTGGCGCAGACATATGTGGCCTTACTAACGCAGAGCGGAACTGCTGCACCTACTGCTTCTGTATTGGCTGACAACATCGGAGTAATCACCTGGACTCGCACATCTGTTGGTCAATATCTCGGCACTCCTATCAGCCCACTCGATGCTCTAAACACTTTCGTGATTATTGGCAATGTAGAACATGACTACCTTGCTTCTGCCTACGTCAACAGCGATGGCAACATCGTGGTGCA